ACATGAGGCTCGGCTGACGGTCAATGGCCGTCGCTGGCGGATCAAATTGGTCCGGGCGAAAGAACTGCCAAAGGATTGGCTTGGCGACTGCGACCATCCGCCCGGCCCGCATCCAACGATTCGGGTACGCAGAAACCTGCCCCAGCAGCGCCTTGCCAGCGTCATCGCGCACGAGGTCTTGCACGCTGCCGTACCGAGTCTGGACGAGGCCACTGTCCAGGCGGCAGGCGATGCCATCGGAAGGGCCATGTTCCTGCTACAGTTTCGCAGAATCAAACCGTCCAAGGAGGACACATGCCGACGCCAGCAAAGGGCAAGCGATTCGTAAAGATCGTTCGAAACGCAAAGACCGGACGAACCAACAAGGTCAGTTACGGACAGGCCGGCAAGGCCAAGGGCGGTGGCGACAGGATCAAGCCCGGAACTGCCAAGGGTAACGCATACTGCGCCCGGAGCTGGGGCCAGATGCAGCGCAGCCCAAAGGCCGCCCGTAATCCAAACAGCCCACTGCGACTGTCGCGAGCGAAGTGGAAGTGCAGCGGCAAGACGAGCCGAGGATAATGGGCAGGCACGCAAACCTCCCGTTTCACCTCTACGTCAACGTCGCGAACGAGGCCCTTGGGCCGTCTATGCCCAAAGGCCACACGCGGGCCATCTGGCACGCCGTCTACTGCCGGCCAGGACAAAGGCTCATGGCACACTGCCTGCTCGAGAGCGGAGCGCATTGGTGCGGGGTGCCCATGCACCTCATCACGACAGCGGAACACGTCGCAGAACCGGCACACACAATCGAACCGTGGGGCGCTATGGGCGACCACATCGAAACTTTCCATGCCCACTATCTGGAAGGGATGCCCGTAGTTACACTACACGAGCAGGCAAAGGGTAGGCATACGGGCATCATCATCGACTGGTCTGACGGGTTCAGCAGGTATCCGCAGGAACACAAACCTCTGAATCTGGTGAACTTGGAGTCGGGCCAGTTTGCACTACTGCCGAACAACTACCTGCTCATGTCAGACAAGCACTTCACCCGTGCAGATACCAAGCAGAACTTGAAGTTCTACAAGCGCAACGAAACCGTTTACTGGGAGCAATGATGGCGAAGAAGTCGAAGAACAGCCTGGTCGGGAACATCAACCGCAGGCGCAAGGCCGGCACCAGCCGCCCAAAGTCCAAGTCAACCGTTAGCAAGGCTGCCTATGCACAACTCCGAAAGGGATGGAAGTAATGCCATTCAAGTCCAAGGCACAGCAGAAGTTCATGTACGCGAAGCACCCAAAGATCGCGGCACGCTGGGCCAAGAAAACCAAGAGCTTCAAGAGCCTGCCCGCACGCGCAAAGAAGCGAAAGTAATCGCTCTCAACGAGCGCGGCTTCCGCATTGGCGCTACCCACCACAATGCCACGATCCCGGAAGAAACCGTCCAGCGAATCCGATACCTCCACGAGGAGGAAGGAATCGGCTACCGACGCCTTGCCCGTATGTTCAACCTCCGGCGAGATACAGTCGTCAAAATCTGCCGGTACGAGCGCAGAGGACAAACCCCACACGCCTGGAAGCGAATTGGCGCGAAGGGGTAGGGGAAGGCCGCCAGAGCCAGTTCCAGAGGACAAGGCCGATAGCATCATACGATGGCTTTCGGATGGCAAGCCGCTGCGGGAATGGTGCCGGCAACCGGGGAACACGCCTTGGCGCACGGTGTACGAATGGATGGACAAAGACTCGGAATTTGCCGCACGCATCGCACGCGCACGCGAGGACGGCTACGACGTGATCGCAGACGAATGCCAGCGACTGGCTGACCTCGAGCCAATGGATCAAGTGCAGGTCCAATGGAGGCGGCTGCAAATTGAGACACGCTTGAAGCTGCTCGCCAAGTGGAATCCGAAGAAGTACGGCGATAGAGCGCAGTTGGATCACGGCGGCGGCATCATCCTGAATGTCGTGACCAATGTCCCACGCGACTAGGCTGAACGTGGAGTTCCCATACGCGCCGCGACCGTGGCAGAAGGATTGCCACAGGACCAAGGCCAGATTCAAGGTGCTGGCATTGCACCGTCGTGCAGGCAAGACCGAGCTTGCGCTCATGGAATTGCTGGATCACGCCGTCAAGTGCAGGGCAGACCTCGGTTTCTATGTGTATCTGGCTCCGTTTCTGAAGCAGGCCAAGGCAATCGCATGGGCCAGGTTGAAGCAGAAGTTGGATCCGTTCCTGCGGGCAGGCGCTATCGACGTGAACGAGGCAGACCTGGCCGTGACATTCAAGCACAACAAGGCTACCATCCGCCTGTTTGGCGGCGACAACCCAGACGCGCTGCGTGGCGTTCGCTTGGATGGCGTGGTCATTGACGAAGTGGCGAACATCAGGCCCGAAGTCTGGAACGACATCATCCAGCCGGCACTTTCAGACCGTAAGGGATGGGCGCTGTTCATTGGCACGCCGGCCGGGATCAACTTGTTTAGCGAGCTGTTCTACCGCGCAAGCAGCCTTCCTGACTGGTACGCAACGCGATACACAGTTCACGACACGGATGCGCTGGACCATGACGAGGTGGCGCGCCTTGAGCGCGACATGCCCGAAACAGCGTTCGCTCGAGAGTACTTGTGTGACTTCAGCGCGGCAGGCAGCGATCAGCTCATCAGTATGTCAGATGTCGAGGCGGCGGCTCGAATCGTCTATCGCGACGGTGACGTGCTGGATTCACCGCTGGTGATCGGCGTGGACCCTGCCCGTTTCGGCGATGACCGCAGCGTGATTGTGTTGCGCCAAGGGCTACGGATGGAGAAGCCGATGATCCACCACGGCGTTGACAACATGCAACTAGCCGGCCTGGTCGCACAAGTCATTGATGAGCGCGACCCGGACGCCGTGTTCATTGACGTTGGCGGCGGTGCCGGCGTCATCGATCGCCTGCGCCAGTTGGACTACTACATTGTCGAGGTGCCGTTCGGTGGCAAGGCGAACCAGCCAAACCTGTTTGTGAACCGACGCGCAGAGATGTGGTGGCAGGTCAAGGAGTGGCTAGGCAACGGCGGCAGCATCCCAAATGACACGGCGCTGAAGGCCGAACTGTCAACGCCGACGTACTGGTTCGATGCCGTAGGCAAGCGATGCCTCGAGTCCAAGGACGAAATCAAGAAGCGCCTACAGGGTGGCGGCAGCCCGGACATCGCCGATGCGCTTGCGTTGACGTTCGCGTACCCGGTCGCAAAGCAACTGCCTCGAGAGGTGCGCGAGCGGATCGACACCAGCCCGAAGGACTACGACCCGTATGAGTCAATGTAGGTGCCCGTAATGAATGGCGAAATCAATACCGTCCTCCGAGGTTTCCATGATCCGTGATGCAACAGAAGCGGACCATGATGCCATCGTGGTTATGTATCGCCAGTTCATGGCGTTCACCCCATATGCGGATGTGCTTACGGCTACCGATGACGAGATTAGCGCCACAATCCGCCACTTCATCGCGCATGCCAAGGTGTTCGTCGCAGACATCGACGGAACAGTCTCGGGCATCTTGGTTGCCGTGCTGTCACCAGCCTGGTACGCGCCAAGTCACACAATCGCCACGGAACTGGCATGGTGGGTGGCACCGGAATACCGCAATGGAACAGCAGCAATCAGGCTCATCCAAGCGTTTGAACGATGGGCGAAAGACATGGGCGCAAGCATGGTCAGCATGAGCAACCTTGAAGCTGGTAATGGCAAAGTGGTTGCATCTATGCTGTGTCGGATGGGATATCAAGTCTTGGAACAGACGCACGCAAAAAGGATCAACTAATGGCAGCAATCAGTTCAATCGTCGCCGGAGCATTGGCTGCATCGGCAGCAGCAGCAGCCGCAGGAACCGGATACGCAATCTATGCCGGCGAGCAGGGCAAGAAGGCGCAGAAGGAAGCGATGAGCCAGCAGCAGGCCGCGCAGGCACAGGCTGCGCAGCAGGCTCGGCAGCAGGCTACTGAATCGCAGGCCGCCATTCGCCGCAGCCAGCAGCAGGCTCCTGACGTTGCCAGCATCATGGCTGCGGCACAGGAAAGCGGCGCTGGTGGTCCATCTGCCACAATGCTTACTGGCCCAGCCGGCGTTGACCCGGCGCAGTTGATGCTTGGACGCAACACGCTCCTCGGGGGTTGACATTGAGCGAATACCCTAGCGATAGCAAGTCGTACAAGAACGCGCCGCAGCGCGACCGGCTGTTCACACGCTGGGGCCAGCTCAAG